CCGTCGCCGTCAGCGTCCCGGCCACCGACAGCGTCTTGCCGGAGCCGACGTTAAGCCCCACCGACGTGCCGCTACCGGCACCCGCGAAGACCGCGTCGACGAGATCCCAGTCGCTGTTGGTCTTCGTCCCCCAGGTGTCGCGCGACGCGCCGACCGCTGGCTTCGTCAAATTGAGGTTCGGGGTAAAAGTATCGGACACAGCGGCTCTCCTAGTTCAACTTGTCCCACGCCTGGGCGGGCGTCGGCTTAGGCGTCCACGTCTCGCCGGCCACAGGGACCGGAACCCAAGTCTCGGGGGCCACAGGCTCGGGCTCCCACAGAAATCTCGCGCTTGCCGCCATCCCCGACGTCACGACAATCGCCTCGGTGGCGAAGCGCACCCGCCGCACCTGGGCGGTGAAGGAGGAGACAAGCTCGATCCTTTCTACCGCGCTGAAGGTGGCGTTTCCAGACGAAACCATCCCCGACTGCGCGGCGATCGTCTCCGCCCCCAGACGCACCCTCTGACCGTCCGCCGCCATGGCGGAGGTCAGGGTGAAGGTGGCGTCGGAGAGGAAGGCGACGTAGCCGTCCGCCGTGGCGTCCGACGTGATGGCCGCCGTCGCAGCCACCTGGCGCACTCTCTGGCCGTTGAACGCGGCCCCAGAGGCCACGGCAATCGTCTCAGAGGCCCCGCGCACGCTCTGACCGGCGGCGTCCATGTCGGACACCAGGCTGATGGTCGCCGCCGCGAGCTCGGTATTGGCCGCGGCGGCCATCATCGAGGAGGTGATGGAGTCGAGGAAGGCCGCGAAACGCACCCGCGTCCCGCCGGCCACCATGTCGGACGACGCGGCAGCCGTAGCCGCCGCGCTGGCCCGCTTTACCGCGGCAAACGACGCAGCAGACGAACACGCGAAGGTGGCGCTGGCGTCGAGGACGTACCCCGCGCCGTATAGCCCCTCGCCGTAGTCTGCTACGCCGTAGTCGGCCATCTATCAGTCCAGCGTCACGTCGAGAGAGCCGGCGTTGAAGCGCAGAACGTCGCCGCTGTCGATCGTCTTGGAGGTGGTGAGGTTGGCGTAGGCGAGCATGTTGCCCGACGTCGACGCGTCGAAGATCGCCGCAGCCACCACCGTGCCCCAGTTGGCCGTCGCGGTCGGAAACTCCACCGCCACGCTGTTGCTGGCCTCGGTCGGCGCCGTGCCGGAGACAGTGAACGTCACCGCCTGGCGCGCGTAGGAGCCGCCCGACACCTCGGTGCCACCGCCACCCTCACCGGGCGCCACCGTGTAGAGCGCGATGAACCAGGAGGTGGGACGAGTGGCGCTGCCGTTGGTCAGCAGCCACGTCAGAACAAGGTTTTCGCCGTAATTGGAAAGCCCGGACATTAGTAGAACCTCCTGGTGCGAGCCACCAGCGGGGAGCCGCTGGTCAGTGACTTCTGAGCCTCATCATTCAACGCCTGCACACGCTGGCCGTAGAAGGAACCAAACACAGCAATGCGCTGGTCGTCCACCAGAAACGGCGCCGCGTGCGTCAGCGCGCCGTAGAGGTAGACGTCGGGCGCCTTCGACAGCAGCCAGTTGGTCGTGTTGGCGTTGGAGAGGGCCGGGATCTTGCCGTAGTAAATCATCTCCAGCTCGACGTCGTCGGTCGGCGGCGGGACAAGCTCGATCGCGCCGTTCATGAGGGAGTAGGCGACGACCCTGTCGTACCTCTGCTCCTTCACGATGATGTCCGCTTCGTCGAGCGTGACAAACCGCAGCGGGCTGGTCCCGTCCACGATCTGCAGGTTGACCGCCTCGAGCCAATCGCCCGGCAGTTGCACGAACTCGGCATCACTAAGCGCCTCGGCCCGGATGATCTGCTCCCGGCAGCGCAGGCGCGTGTTCAGATCCGCTTCGACGAACTGAATAAAAAGCGGTATCTGGGCGACCAGATCCTGGCGGTTCAGATAGTCCGCGATGGCGCTCTGCAGCGTGGCGTAGTTCGTGATCATCAGCTTTTCATCCAGCTCGTCAAAAAGGGACGGGCCTCGTCGCTGGACAGCCACTTACGCATGGCGGGCCGATCGTCGAGGATGCCCCTCTGCTTCAGATCCAGGTAGACCATCATGGGCAGGCTTGCGACCTTGACCATGTCGCCGCTCTTCTGCGTGCGAGAGCTCTCGTTCCTCTCCGCCTGGGCGCGCTCGGCAATCGAGTCGATGTTGCACGTCGTCTCGAAGACCAGCTTCTGATCGCTGGTCACATGAAAGTTCTGACGGGTACCCGTCAGGCTGTCGTAGGACAGCAAAAACGAAGCCGGGGCGTATTCGTCAGCCATGTGCATTCCCTAGGAAGGCGGGAGGCGCCCGAAGGCGCCTCCCTCTTTACTCACGAAGGGATCAGATTGGCGATCACGGCATGCGCGCGCTGCGAGCGGACACGCAGGCCATATTCGACGACCATCTCCTTCTTGTCGCTGTCGCCCGTCTTCGCGATATCGAAGGTGCGGAACGGACGCAGGTAGGACACGGAGGCGTATTCCGGGTCCAGCACGAAGGCGAAGTTGCCCGGCTGGAAGCGGTTCGGGACGATGGCCACCTCACCGAAGTCGGAGAGGTACACGTCCGCCGTCGCCACGATCGCCACCGGCTTCACCTGGTTGTAGGTGACGCGGTTCGGCGCGATGCCGACGAAGCCGGAGGCGACCGTCTTGTTGTAGGCGTTCACCATGAACACCTTCGGGTCGCCACCCTCGGTCCAGACCTGCTGGATGGCCGTCTTGAGCATGCCTTCCGTCAGGGCGACGTCGGTCGAGGTCGAGAGGCCGGTCCAGGCGGTGGACGGGTAGCCGTTACCATTCGCGCCAGACATGGCGGACACGGTCGCCGCATTGGCCTGGTAGTTGTACAGCAGCCAGGTCGGCAGGCCGGCGGTCTTACGCGCAGTGGAGTTGTTACCGGCCACACCAGCCTGGTTGCTAAGGAGGATGGCCTCCATATCGCGCTTCAGTTCCTTCGCCTTCTTGGCCGTCTCGTAGGCCATCAGCGTGCGCATGCCGGCGGTGTTCACCGCGTCGGCCGTGCCGGAGACAGAGATCACCTTGCGCGAGATCTGCGTATAGTTGGCCACGCGGACAGTCGCCGTGAAGTCGGCATCGCCAGCGTCGGCGCCTTCGATCACCGCGTTCGCAGTGTCAGCGCCGGCCAGCTGGTCAGTCTGCCACTCGAAGTAGGTGTTGTCCGCGGTGTCGCGGCCAATGTTCGACATCAGCGGGGTGTCGACCGGCGAGATGTCGTAGATGATGTTGGACAGGTCTTCGCGGATCGCGTTGACGTTGTCGTAGGTCGTTGCCTTGCTAACGGAGGGCATGGGTTATTTCCTCTGATCGAGTAGACCGAAAAGCCTCGCGGCGTCGTCCGCGCGGCCCGTTGCTTTGAGACGCTGTCTCATTCGCTGAACGTCGGTCGCCTGCTTCGGAGAAGCGGCATTCGATCCGGCCCGCATCGGCTTCGGTCCCTGCGCCTGCGTAGGCTTGGGCCGGTTGGCGATGAGGGCGTCGTATCGACGCGCCTTTTCAAGCACCAGGACCGCTCGCGGGTCATACGCCTGCGCCAGTTCTTCGTCCGAGTAGCCGACCGTGCGGCCATACTCACGAAGGTTGCTGCGCGCCGCGTCCCACTTCGCTGCGTCCTTCCACTCCGGCATCTTCTCAAGGAGGAACTGCCGTCCCTCTTCGACCTGCTGCCGCAGTGCTACTTGCTCCTGCTGAGATGCAATTGCGGCCAGACGTTCCTGTTCGGCTCTCGTCGCGGCCAGGCGGTCCTTGTAGTCGCGCCACTGCTTCTCAACGATCGGGAAGTTGAGCGGGTCTTCGCGGTGCAGCTGTTCCCAGTTCGGCTCCTGCGGCTGGAACTGCTCCAGCTGCTGTCTTAGAGCCCCGAGAAGTTGGCCGTACTGCGCCCTCTCCACTTCCACTTGCTGGCGATCCGCTTGGAATGCCACAGCCTCGTCACGAAGCCGCTGCATCTTCCGCGAATAATCGGACTGCCTCTGGTAGCCGTCCAGCGCCTCCTTCAGCGTGACCTGCTGCGTCTTGCCGTCGATCTTGACGGTGACCAGCGTGTCAGGCTTCAGACCGCCTTCAGCCTCCCCTTCAGTGTCCTCGACTTCCCCGGATCCCTCACCCTCGGATGACGCGGATTGCTCCGCTGCCTCGTCACCCTCGAGCGCAGTCTCGTCGCCCAGGTCCGCCGACGCCTCAGTCTCCTCGACTGCGGCAGCAGCCTGCTTAGGCTTTCCGGCTGTGGGTTCGGGGTCACCCCCTCCCAGCAGGCTGGAAATCCGATCCGCGGCTGCTGTCAAACCGATTTCGCTTGGCTGCGATTGCTCGGCCATAAAGTATCTACTCCTTGCGTGACGCTATCTTCAAGCGTCGATTGAACTGCGACACGGTTGGCTCCAAGGCCAGGGCCTCAAGCTCCTGTCTGAACGCAGTTACGGCGCGCACCATGTGGTACGCAGCGTCTCGTCCCGCCCCATCATCAGGGGCGGAGTTCATCCACTCGGCCACGCACCGCGCCTCGAGGCGCTTCAGCACCTCCTGCGCGGAGCCGTCGCGGTGCAGCGCCTGGGCGGCGCGCCAGAGTTCTTCCTGCTCGTAGGTCGCCATCACATCGGCCCCATCGGCAGCGCGCCCGGCATCACCATCGGCGCTGGCGCCTCCACCGGCAGCTGGGGCGGCAGCGGCCCCTGCGCGGTGCGGAACATGGCCTGCAGTTCAGCCCGCTGCCGATCGACCTCGGCCTTAATCATCGCCATGTCCACCTGCGCGCCGTAGCGGGCCTGGATCTCGGCGGCCTTCATCATCGCGTCGACGTACAGCTTGTCGCGCTCGAGGTCCGCCTGCGCGGCGGCCTTCTGGCGCTCGAGCTCCTGCTTGGCCGCGTTGATCAGGATGTCCGCCTTCACCTTCTCCGCCTCGACCTGCGCCAGCAGCTGCGCCGGGTCGGGCTTGTTCGCCCCCTGCTGCATCTGCTGCATGAAGGCCTGCACCTCCTGCGGGTTCACTTCCTTCCAGAACTGGCTTGGGTCTTGGAAGCCAGCCAGTTGCGTCGCCTGCGCAAGCGCACCGCGAAGCTGAGACAGGTCGACCAGCGGATTGTAGGGGCCGTAGGTCTGGATGACCTCCTTCTGCTGCGCGATGATCTGCGCCAGGAAGGCCATGCGTTGCTCGTCGGAGCCGCGCCCCAGGGCGATGTTCACGATCATGTCCATCGAGGCGTCCCAGCCCCTCGGGTCGATCGGCACGAACTTGTTGCGCAGCCTGACAATCTTCGCCTTGTCCTGGTGCTGCACCACCAGCGCAAGAAGGCCCTGGAAGCACCGCTTGAGGCCATCAGCAAACAGGCGCGCAATCATCTCGATGCGCTCCTGGGAGCTCGACAGCTGCGCCTGCACCGCGGAGCGCGTGGTCGACTGCAGCACCTCGCCGTCGAGGCCCTGGGAGGCGCGCGAGATGCCCGTGCGCTGCGTCTTCACCTCGTCCAGGTAGGCCATCACGCCCAGCGCCGGCTGGCCCACGAAAGGCGTCGCCAGGGGCTGCACCATGCCAGGCGCGCGGGCGCGGATGATGGCGCCCGTCTCGACGTTCATCACGTCGGCCATGTTCACCTGGTTCTCGACCACCACCGTGCGCGGGTGGATCGACTGCGCTAGGCTGTCGAGCGTGTTGCGCATGATCGACGACTTGATCAGCTGCAGGTCCATCGTCTGGTCCGCGATGGACTGCCCGAAGATCGTGTGAGGCGTCGGATCCGGGGCGAGGATCGCGAATGGCACCTTCTGCACCACCTCGCTGTGCAGGATGTAGGCGCCATTGCCCACGCTGCAGACCTTGTGGAGCTCGGCAATGCCGTCGCCGTCGCGGTCGGCGCGGATGTAGCTCTCGACGTAGAAGACCTTGTCCGTCGTCTCGTCCGTCGTCTGCGTGATGCCGAAAAAGCTCTGGTCCGCCGGGTTGCGGACAAGAACCTCGTTGTTCATGTCGAAGCCGCCGGTCCCGGCGTTCTGCTCGATGATGTCGCGCGGGTAGCCCATGGCGACAAGTTCGGAAATCGTCGCCAGCTTGCGGCGGCCCACATAGATCGCGTCGTCGAGGCTGGTGGCCTCGTTGTCGATGAGGAACTGCTCCGGCGGGATGCACTCGACGACGTAGCGCGGATTGCGCTTCACGCGGCGGATCCGCAG